CGCCGTTTGGCATTTTGCATTTTAACTTAAACAATTTCACACCCACTCAGCAAAAGAATCGCCGCAATGGATATGACGATCACACACCACAGAAATCTATTTTGACTCATTACGATGCTTCTCCATTTGTTGACGCTCGTACTCTAATTGTTGGCGCAGTCTTTCCATGCGCTCAATCTGCATTTTGCTCTCTCTTTGTGCAGCCAATGTGTCATAGTAAATGCTTCCCAACAGCGGAAGCAGTAGGACAAAGACCAGCACCATAGCAACTAATGCAACTAGAAACCCCATCTTACCTTTCGATCCATTATCAGAAGGCTGAAGAACAGGACTAGGTACAGGACGAACACCAAACAAGCTACCCCGTAGATTGCCTTGTCCTGGATTGCGCTTATTACCCTTCTGCGTTGCCATTCAACCTCTCGTTGTTTCTTTTCTTGAGCCAACCTTGCTTCTTCTTGTTCAGCAATGATGATTACTCTCATCTGGTTCACCCTGGTGTACAAGTTACCCAACTCAGGTGGGCTTTGATACACCATAATCTCACGAATCTCTTTGGCTAACTTCTCAAACTGCGTCTTGGCAAGTTCCCTGTTTAGCGCCGACTCCATGATGTTCTGGCTTGGGTCATAAACAGTCTTAGACTTCTCTTCTTCTTCTCGAATGTGGTCTGCAAGCTGTTGCTGAACCCTGAAGAACTGCGACAGATTCGCCGCCAGATCAGCCACAACTCTACCTTCATCCCAAATTTCGGCCTCTGCCTTTTTTGCTTTGGGCGCAACTGGAGTTGCTGTGGGCTTTGGCTTTTTCTTCTTGAAGAACCCAAAGAAGCCACCCACTTCTTCAGCAATAGCCGTGACCTCTTTAACAGTCTTTTGGGCTGCGGCAACAGTTCCCTTGACCTCTTTATAGAGTTCACAGCCTTTGCGAATAGCTGCAACACAGCCATTTGCCATTGCCAGAAGGGTGAGAGGATCAATCTTTTGCCCCTTACTTGTAGCGTGACTCTAATTGCATCAACTCTTGACTTTCTTCTGGCGTTAGTCCTACTCCAACATTTGATGGCTTTGGTTGATTAAAGTCTTCTCCAGTAACGCCAACTCTATCGTATGCTTGGTTTAGTAGGCCAATCGTTTTTAACAACAATGGTTTCTGACTTGCTTGCGGTGAATTTACAACTTGTCCAAACATTCTCTCTGCTTTTATTAATTCGTTTATTGCTTCCCGATTAGTTGCCATCTTTGCTAGCACTCTAGGAGCCATTAAAAGACCACCACCAGCCAAAACCGCACCTACTGTTCCAAGTTCGCTATATGCATATCCCGCCCCACCAGCAGCAAGAATTGCTTGAATAGCACCGCTAATTTGATTTGCTTGCGCTGAGTTGATAGCCAAACTAAAAGTGTTTTGAGGCTTTAATTGGCTTAATTTAGCCGCATTAGCAAGAACCTCCACGTTTTGCTTTACTTCAGGCGAGACAGCAGCATCAAAAGTACGATTGAACTTTTTGTCTGTCTGTAGTTTTTTCTGTAAATTTATTAAACTTGTAACAGATATTTCTGTGCCTTCCTCACCAAGAATGCTGCTTAAATACCCTTTTTGAATTGAATTTTTTACAACATTAACATCTAAGTCAGGGTTTAATTGTTTCGCTCTTTCTAGAGACTTATAAAAATCTTTTATCTCTGAGACATTTCCAGATTTAAATATTGTTTCTCCAACTCGCTCTGCTGTCCCCTTGTTTAATTTAGACAAGGTTGTTGGAAACAACTCAGTGATGCTGGCCCTATAAAAAGCAGAATTTTCATCATATGCCTTTTTTAATGCAGGGCTTAACTTGGTGGCAGCGTCATCCATTGCCTTTTCAATAGCAACAACTGCCTGAGTCAAGGTGGCAACTTTAGGCGAGTTTGCGCCAAATTCCAATTTAGCTTCTCTTAGTTGCTTGCTTAAATTTGATCTAAATTCATGTGCGTCAGCAAAAGTAATTTCATCTTTAAGGTCAGAAATTGCCTTCAACTGTGAAGTAACTTCATTACCAAGACTTGTAGAAGGGTCTCCTGTTTTAGATATGTTAGCGGCGGCGGCTAGTTCTTGTTGAGCCTTTTTTGACAATGCAGAAGAGTTAACAAGAACATTTTGTCCTCGTTCATTTATTTGAGCATATGCCTCTCTTGCAGCCAAACTCAAATTATCTTGTGCATTGCCAATAACATCTTTATATAAAGCACCCGCTTCTAAATCTGTTAATGTCCTGCTAGAAATATCATCTAACACTTCATCACGTTTTGTTTTTAAGGCTTGCAGATTTGCTATCTCTAAGTCATCAAAAACACCCCTACCAGATATACCAGCACGACCAATTGATTCTGCTACAGCCCTAGTTGCGGTTGGCTCTACTTGATACTTGGTTAGACTACCGCCTTCACGTTGCAGTAATTTTTGTACTTGTAATTTAAGTTGATCTACTTTAGGCAACGCAATGTCAAATATGCCAAGTTTAGGAATAACCTCTTGGGCAACTTTGTATGCTTTGCCACCCAAAGAAAATACAACATTCCCTGCGCTATCAATTGCCATATTGGTGGCAGTATTTGACAATTGTTCAGCCAGTTGTGCGTCTAATAGCATTGGCTTGCCCATTATTTCGTCAACTTTTTGCTTTGCAACAGTCCCAGTTAAAGTACCTGCTCCAGCCCCAAGCATACTTCTGACAGCCATTGTCCCTGCGGTTCTTCCAGCAGTTGCACCCATAGGGGTTTTTGTAGCTGCAACACCTGCAATGCCGCCTAACAATCCACCTATATCTGGCAAACTCTCTTTTAAAGCTGTACCAACATTTTGTGCAAATGTGGGAGGCTCTTGAGTGTCACTCAAAACAGAATTAAAGTTTCCATAGGTGTTTTGTAATTGTTCATATTCTTTCTGTTCTTCTGCTGTAAGTGCCATGATTTTTTCCTAAACAACAATTATGGTTGACCTTTTTTTAGACGCAATTCTTTTAATCTGTCTAAATCTCTTTGAACATCTCTCCCTGCTTGTGCTCGTTCTTCAGCAAAATCTATTTCATTTAAACTTTTCTTAGACTTAATAAAATTATTAACCCTAGTGTTTAAATTTCTATCTATGCTTGCTCTACGCTCAATTTCATCCGCAACATAATTTAATGTTTTTATTGATAAGCCTCTAGTGCCAATAGTTGCTTTTAAGAACTCTCTGTCCTTGTCTGACAAAGCACCTTTTAGCTCTCCTGCCTTACCAATAGTCATTTCATTTAATATTGTGTCTACAATTTGAGAAGGAGCAACGCCTTTAATATCAATACCAAAAGCCTCTGCAACTCTAGCGCCTTGTAAGGTTACATCTGCTCCAATTCCAACAAATGCTTTCGGCAAAAGGGTGCGTAGGTTTTGGGCTAACGAAATCCTATCAGCAGCAGTAAAGGCATCTTTTTCTATTTCTCCAGCAAGATCAGTTTTGTTTTTAGACACAGCCTGTTCTTGTTTAATATCAACAGTTGTTTTTGATGCGCCAGCAGCTCTTAAGTTCAGTTGATTCTGAAATTCCAACTTATTTACTGCTGCAACCTGCGCTGGTGTGTAATCATTAAATGACTTTTTAGCATCAAATCCCAATCCTCTTGCTGTTTTTAACCAATCTTCACTTGGCTTAGTTGTCATATCAACAAGTTCTAATGTTCCTTTATCAGTAGACCATTTAGCAACACTCTCAGGAGTAAATCTACCCGTTTTCAATAAATCAAGTCCTTGAGCAGTCTTTGGAGAAAGATACTGTTTTACAAGGTCTGGATTAGATGCAACAGTAGATGCCTCATCTTCTCCCAATTGAAATTTGGTCATCAATTGATTAATAGTTGCAGTTCTGTCCATTGCTTTTACATTTAAGCCGCCAGTTCTTGCTCGTGTTTCTGCTGTAGTAGCTAGATCAGCTTGTTGCTTAATCAAAGCACCTTGAATAGATCGAACACGATCTGCCGCCAAAGCCGCACCTTGAACATCTCCTGCATCTTGCAAGGCGTTTGAATACTCCAGCAAACCTTGTGGAGTGTTGGTGTCAAACTGTTTTGCCAGTGAATTTCGTATGCTAATCAGACGCATCTGAGGGTCTTCTACGCCCATCAAACCAGCAAACCCACCAGCGGCACGACCAGCACCAGCTTGGATAGCGGCATTTGCATACTGCATAGGGTCAAGTTGTGCCATAGCAATAGCATCCCTCATCCCCTGACGATTGCGCTCTTCCTGATACATCTCAGGGCTAACACCAAACAAACTTCCAACAATATCTGTTGCCATGATTCTTCCTTAGAAATTAGCGTTTACATCATATTGACGGGTATCTGTCCCATAATCTATTGGGAGACCGCCACTGAATAATCCCAACAAATCTGGAAGAGCATTACCAGTAAATTGACCCAAGGCATTGCCAAACTGAGTGTTTCCACCAGCACCAACCAATGCCCTTGACAATGGGTTGTATTGCATAGAAGGAAGTCTAGCAGCCGCTGCCGCAGTGGTTCCTCTGATTCCAAGTTCGCCAGCCCTTGCACCAGATGCAGAACTCAATTGAGCCAATTGCTGACTTATTGACAAAGGCTGTTGTCCAAGTTGCTCAAGCTGTGAACCCACGCCAATACCAGTGCTAAATGGAGCATAAGCACCCGTCAAGCCTTGACCATAAGCGCCAAGCAGATTAGCGCCAGAGCCTAGCAAACCAGCACCAAACTGCTGACCTTGCTGAGTTAAGCCAACTCCTTGACCATATAGGCCAGCACCAGCAAGTTGTTGAGCCTGTGTTAAGCCTGTTCCTTGTTGATACAAACCAGCACCAAACTGCGATCTTTGTTGTCCAGCTTGTTGTGCGCCAGCAGCCAATTGAGCATCTTGTTGAGCCAAAGCGTTGTAATACGCTTCCATCTCAGGAGAGGCCGCCCGTAGACCTTGACCACCACCAGGACGCACCCCAGTTGCACCAACAGATAGGCCACCACGACCAGTGTTAAATAACTGGTTTTGCAATTGAGATAGCTGACGCTCACGACTTGGAGCCAACAAGTCCATTTGTGATCTCATGTATTCAGATGCGGCCTCTTCTGGAGACTTAGCCAAATATCCCAATCCAAGATTGGTCAATGGCTGACCAGCTTGAGACTGCATATATTGCTGAGCCATTTGACCAATTGGCGCACCTTGTTGAGTTCCCAAGTACTGTTGACCAAGACCAAACAAACCTTGTGCGCCAGCAGTCAAAGGAGCATACCTACCAGCAGCTTGCTCTGCCTCAGTCAAGCCTTGACCAGTTAAGGCCATGACTCTATCTTGCATTGCCTTGAGTTCTGGAGTTAACTGATAACCAGCACTTGTTAACTGACCAGTTGTAGGATCAACTTGGAATTGGCTTGTGCCAAACCTTGTAGTTGTTCCAATAGGTCTGAACTGAGAGCCAGGAACTGCTCTACCTGTTGCCTCAGAAATCATCTTGGCTTGTTCTTCAGATGCTTTAGCTGAAGTTTGACCAGCCAAAATGCCACCAACACCGCCTATAGCACCACCCAAAAGTGATCCCAATGCTTGTTGTTGAGCATTTCTTTGTGCTGTGGTTAGAGGTCTTGCGCCAGCACCACCAGCAGTGCCACCAAGCAATCTTTGCAATTGACCAATAGTTAGGTTTCCATACATGGCTGGGTTTTGATTTGTCCCAAGACCACCAGCACCACCTGTTGGATCATCGTAATACTGTGTATTACTATTCATCATGCCTGTTGGATCAGTTGCATAATCAAGTGGAGTTCCTTGAAAATTGTATAGTTGATTGTAATAATCGTCCTCTGTTCCATAGTATTGACCAGCGCCGCCTGTTGGGTCATCATAGGTTGCCATATTTCCTCCAGTATTTCCAGTAATCGGTGTTTGTGGTGTTGGTAAGGGGATATCAAATCCAGATACATCTGGAAAGTCAGTTGTTGTATCAAATGCAGTTGTGTTTGCTGGAATTGTTGACTCATAAGGAGCCAACTGACTCTGCAAATCTTGTTGACCAAGAAGAGCCTGTTCTTCAGTAGGGACAGTTACATCTGAATTTAACGGGTTTGAGCCTGATGTTAGGCTATTAATTCCAATGCTTTTAACAGCACCAATAGCCGACTCTTCTAAGTTCTTTCCACCAATCAATCCAGCAACAGTGTTTTGTGCAAGTTGACCAGTAAGCCCACCACCAGCAGAGCCAGCAATGTCAACACCACCAGCACCCAATAGCCCACCTGTTATAGTGTTTTTGGCTATGTTCTCTGCCATCTTTTCGATGGGTACACCCGCAGCAGTTTGGAAGATTGCTGATGAAGCCGCCGCACCCGCTAGACCACCGCCCAATTCAGCCGCCAATGGTGCGCCAAAAATAACTGCCGCATAAGGAGCAAAATCTCTAACTATCTTATTTTGAACATCCCAAAATTTCTTACCTTGAGATTCTCGATAAGTTACTTGCTTATCAAAGTCTTGAATTGGTGCAACCCGTCCAGTTTTTGGGTCTGTTTGTAAAAATACATAATGACCGCCACCAGCAGTCTCATTTCCTACATCAGCATATTTAATGTCTTCTCTGCCTGGAACATCAAATAGTGCCCCGACTTCTCTACCACTGCCATCTCGCAATGCGTAATATTCTTTGCTTGTTTGATTGCCTTGCCCATCGTCCGATATCTCTTTGCTTTTCTTAATATCGACTGTTGCTTCACCACTTTGAACTGCGGTGTTGATGTTTGACAATCCGCGAGACATTCCCACCCATTGCCGATCAGAAAAGTCTGTACCTTTTAATGGTTGATAGTATTGACCCGTGGCACTTTTATCAGTGTTCTCAACTGTGTAACCACTTCCAGATTTAATGGCGTTTAATGTAATGTCGCCAAAATATCCGCCTTCTTTTTCGTTTCTCAGTTTTGGAATAGTAAATTTTCCATCACCAGCAGCATCAAACTTATATATCTCTAGCGGTTCTCTTGGGACTTCAATTATTGAGCCGTTTTCATCGTAGCTATATGCTTTCCCACCGCCACCCACAAATACAGAACTACCAGCATAATAAGTGGGTAAAGGCTTTAATTCTGTAGTTGATAAAACTCGACCTTTAGGGTCAATGTAAGCACCACCGCTTTGGATTGTCTTGATGACATTTCCAAACCCAGCATTCTTACTAATGAGTGTGTCTAGAGTTGTCATTATGATGCTTTAATGGTTAATGTTTTTATTAAACAGTGCCATTAGCCACAATGTTGCCCAACACAGTCAGGTTACCTGAACTGTCAATCTTCATTACATCAGTTCCTGAGTGACGAATAAGCAGATTAGACCCACTCTCAACAAAGCTGAAGTTGGTGAAGGTTCCATCTGCCTTGGTTGCAATGGCAGTGGAAATGTTGGTGAACTCAGTATCAATCTCAGTTCCCTTGACAACTTTTCCTGCATTCCCTGGCGACAAAGCATCTTTAGCCGCAAAGTTGGTGGTTTTGGTGTAATTTGCCATGTTTCTTCCTTAAACCAGTTTGCCGTTCTTGGCTTGTATCTCAATCTTTTGAATGCTCACAGGATATCCATTGATCTGCACTTCATAACCCGTCTGCACAGTCTTGCCAGAACCTGATGTTTGACCAACCAAAGTCTGCAAAGAAATGCCATCTGAGTAGTAGGCAACAGGAACACCATTTGCCCCATATTCAGCAGTGCCATATTCAGACACAGTAGACTGAGGAATTTGCAATGTAGTGGCGTAATACTGACCAGAGAAGTCATATCCCCACTTGATGATGAAACCTTGGCTTGATCCACCAATCACCACCACTGCAATGCGCTTCAGAATGGATGTGACATTGGCTTGTCCCAGGTCAGCATAGGTGGTGAAATACTGCAATCGGTATGTGCTTGCATGGTCAAGATAGGTTCCATACTTGCCCACATAACCATTCTTGCCAATCAACAAGTCTCCATTGCGTTTAGCAAGGAAAGCAGTTGGAGTGATGGAATCCCACACAGTTACCCGTGAAGAACCATCTTGCAAAGCCGCCTTGGTGTCAAAACAGTAGGTCTGGGTTGCAGTTGGAAAGTTAATCAGGTAGAAGGCATTTGACTCTGAATAGACTGCCTTGATGTTTGCCAATGTCTCAGCATTCACAATCGTCATCAAGTCATCCCGCACATTCTTAGATAAGTCACGCAAAGGAGCAGACTTTTCTTGAATGGTTCTGAGCAATGACCGCACACCACTGTTTGACAAGAAAACCACATCACTGCCTGTGTTGGCAATAGAGTCCCTTGCAATGCAACCAATGTTGCTAATGGTGTCGCTCAGTGACAGGCTTGATGGAGTAGTCGCATTTGCATAAATTAAGACTTGACGCTTGCCAAAGATAAACAAGAATCCATTGTGTGCAGCTAACCCTGTAATCTCATCAGACCCATTGGGCCATACCCGTGAAATGTCCAAAGAACCAGCAGTTCCTGTTGACCAGATGTGTCCTGCCAGCAAGTCAGAGAAATAGACAGTTACAGTGTCAGCAGTACTACTAGCAGTCCACAAGCGACCATAGGCAGAGATAACAATGTTGGTTTGTGGAGCAGTAGCAACATAACCACTTTTCTCGCTCACACGCCTGTATGTCGTGGTACTTACAGCAGGGTCATATATCAGCGGGTCATAACCCGTTTGAAAGAAATATGTGATTCCATTCAGAGAAGCACAATGCCAGTTGCTTGCAGTAATGGTGGGGCCAGTACCTCCCCCCCCATAGGTCAATTCAGTAACAGTAGCGCCACTCAGTTTAAACAGCTTGTTGTTTCCAGCGAACAAAACAGTCAAAGTGCCATCAGTCTGCACCAACTCATGGATGACTGTTACATTATTTGCACCAAGGTTGCCAGAGGATGTGTTAACCCTTGACCAACCCTTGCGAGAGCCAATGCGCCCGTATTGGTCAATCACGCAGTTTGTGGCAATCGCAGCATATCCAGCCGCTAAATCAAGCGGAGAGTCCTGTGTGTTCAGCCCAAAGAAGCCTGGGGCTGAGACAGAGAATGTCTGGATTTGTTGGCTCATGTTGATACAAATTGCTGATTTTCTGGATACCGATTTGCCTCTAAAGCAATGTAGTCGGAGAGCATGGATCGGAATAGTGTGTATGCCTCTGATGAAGACAACCCACCATCTTCTCCACGCTCAACCAATGCCCTGGCATACGCACCTTGAGCAACAACTACATCAGGCACAAGAACAACAGTGCTGTCAGCCGCCAAAGTTGCCTGGGGTATCGTCAGACTGAATTTCAGTGTGTACACGCCATCAGGAATTGGAAACAAACTGACTTTTGTATCGTAAGACCCATCAATTCCATCAAAAGAAAATTCTGTTGGAATTGAGTTGACCAGAGGCAAGAAGTTCTGTTTGCGGTTCATGTCCACAAATGTGATGTTAGTCAAACCAACATTACTGGTTGTGTTAATGGCATCCATCACCTGAAACTTCTGACCAGCACCAGTGAGTGAATATGATGGGGTTGAAGCCACAGTAGTCACAGTGATGGTCTGCCCCAAAGAATTCCAACCAAAAGAATCCTCCACTTGACGCTTTGCATCGTTTACAAACTTTGCAACCAAAGTGGAATAGGTGGTTTCGTTGTAAGTGGTTACAACAGGCTCACGCAAGCGAATCAACACATCGTTGACAAGTTCTAGTAGTGTCATGCTCTTGCCAACCCTTCTTGTTCAAATGTGGCGATAAAACTGAATGTGCTTCCTGCCTGAGTAGTTATTTTTATCTTGTCATCTTCTTCTAAAACAATGTAGGCATTGCCATCAAACTGCAAATATTGTTTTGATGTGAAATCGTAATTAGTCAATATATCAAGGGTTGTATTAGCACTTGCGTCATACCATTGAACAGTTATATGCTTTGTAGAGCCGCCTGTATTGTGTATATACATGACAGTGAATTTGGCGTAATAGCCCTTTGGACAGGTATAGACTGTTGTGTCTACTGCCGCTGTAGGACTAACACCAACTGATAATGCTCTCATTTCGCCTTTGCCTTGTTCCTTGCGGAAATTGCTCTAGCTTTTGCCTTTGCGTCAGCCTTGGAGTTTGCACCCCATGCCTTTAGCGAAAGAAGCAGTCTCGTTGGTTCACCATTCTTGAACTCAGGGCCATCATTACCACCCATTCGAGCCAAGAAACTTGCTCTGCGAGGGTTGTCCCCCGACTTTACTGGTGCTTTGAGATTGCCACCAGTTGCCGCATTATAAGATGATCTGCCCTTGGCATTCAAGCCGCCTTTTGGATTTTGACCAGCTTTTGTTTGCCAAGTGGGTGTTTTCATCTACTTCACCTTTTTAACCTTCTTTGCAGTCTTTGCAGCTTGTTTAAAGTCAGCAGCAGTAGGCGCACCTTTGGCTCCTACCTTACGCATCTTCTCACCAGAACCTTCAGTTATGCGTTTACGCTTTGCTGCGATGTTGGCATAAAGTCCAGGTTTCATTTCTTGGCCTTCTTAGGTTTTGCCATGCCAGCTTCAGACAAGGCAATAGCAATAGCTTGCTTACGGGAAGTCACTTCTGGCCCCTTTTTGGAACCTGAGTGCAGAGTTCCCTCTTTGTACTCACGCATGACTTTGCCGACCTTTTTAGCCGCTTTAGTCTTTTTCATGTCAGTACAACACTTTAGCAGTGATGGTTCCAGAGACATAAACAGTGCAATTGGCTCTCAAATACTTGGGAGCATTGGCAATGGTTACGATGCCATCAGCAGTCAAAGCAGTGCCAATTGTGGCAAAGGTTGTCCCATCCAAGCTACCTTGGAAGGCAACAGTTGCACTGGTAATGCCAGCAACTTGCAGGAATGCAGGTTGACCAGCATCAGCTTGCACAGCTTTTGATGCACCAGTTGCAACAACTGCATTTAAAAGGGTGACGGGAGTGGTTAAAGATGACATTATTTACCTCTTGAAGATTTCTTCATCATGTTAGTTGCAGTACGCTGACCCTTTTTAGGGAGCATCTTAGGTTTCCCAATCGCCACCATGATGGTGACAGGAACACCTTTCTTCTTTGAAGGAGACTTTTCTGCTTTCATTGGCTTGCCGTACATCATGCTTTTTCCTTGGTTATTGGCCCACCAGACTTCCAAGCATCACAGGTGCGGGCCGCTGCACAGGTGAATTGAAACAGATCACAGTATCCCAGGTTAGCCGCCTTGACAAAGTTCTCGTCATAAGACAACTCACCCTCGTTTTCATCCTTTTCCAGACCAGATGTGATGCACTCCATCATCTTAGGAGTCTGAATAAAAGCGGCACAGTTCCCACACAGCATACCTTTGATGGTAGATGTGGGAGCGTTATACATCTTGGCCTTTTTCAACCAGAAAGCATCATTTGCTTCATCAGGGTTGGGTGGGCCATAACCAAATTTTTTGAATGCGTTATTCCTGTTTTTCAGGTTAACAGTTATATCCTGAGTGGCAATAGGGCACGACACTCCTGAGAGCAAGCCTTTCATTTGAACAGCCTCTCACCAACATAAGTAAGTATGCCGCCAACAGTGGATGCAATGGTCATTCCCATCCAGAATCCACCTTTACTCTTGTTTGCCAACTCAAGCAAAGCCTTCACATCTTTGCTCAAAGAGTGAACTTCTGTCTGGAGAGCCTCAACTTGAGCCTCCAGCCTTCCAAAATCTCTAGCGTCTATATCAGACATTTGCAACTTTCCTTGGGCGACCCATGCGCCGTACAACTGGCGGCATAAAAGGAGTATCTGTCCTCACTTCATCAGGAATGTCAGACACTTCTTGTTCATCAATACGAACATAACCCTGATGACCCTTCATTGAGTCAATGTCATGTTGCAAGGTAAAACTCACTGTGTTACCAGACTGAAGACAACGAAAAGTAGCCATTGAAACCCTTAAATAAGAAAGGGGGGACTAGCCCCCCTATCCTCACACCATACGAACAATAATTATGTCCATAGTAGCTGATGCCAAGTCCGCAGTTGAACCTGACTCGTTTTGGATGCGAAACTTGACAGTGTTGGCAGCACTGACATAGCCAGTGACAGTCAAACCAACCAAATCCACAGCTAAAGATGCACAAAGAACCATGTCACCCAAGGCGACACCAGGAACTGTTACATCATCTGTTTCACCAGCACCATCAACTAATGAGCCAGCATTCAAAGTACAAACAACAGACCAAGTATCAGAGAACAAACCCCGAAAACTGTCGTTGCCACGGCGGGTAACTACTGCTGAAGCGGTTGCCATTTTGATTTCTCCTAATTAGGTTAAAAAAGTCCCCCCACCACTAGGGCAGGGGGCGCAACTGCAATTAGGCGGGAACCAAAAGTGCAAACATAGATGCAGATTTGGCTGCACTTACGCTTGCGGCTGAACGCAGAATCTGAACGCCATACAAGGTATCAGAGGTAAACAGAGTAGCCAAATACTCTTGTTTGTACTGAACTTGTGAGCGAACAGCAACTTGCTCAACCAGAACCACTGCATCACGATGACCCATGATACAAACCCGTGCAGCATTAGTGCCTGATGCAGTGTCGCAATTGCTTGAGACAAACACAGGGATGCCATACAGGTTACCGATCTCACCAGTGCGAATGGTACTGTTAGTACCGCCCACAAAGGCTTGCTCAGTGTAACGAGCCAGACCCATCAGGGTGTTGCGACTTGATGGAGGAATCAAGAAGAAACGCTGATCCATAGGGGTATCGGTGTCATCCAAACGCTGAATAGTACGGCGAATGGCGGCATCGGTCAGTGCTGACTCATTGTTGTTTGCGGCAACATAAGCAGTCGTACCATCACCACCAATGAACGCACCAGTTGCGTAAGCATTAGTACCACCACCACCATTGGTAGAACGACCCAACTGAACCAAGTCGGTATCAACTTGTTTAGCCAAGGCATAACCAGCATCAGAGGTGTAGAAGTTACG